CTAGAGAACGTCGTCAGGCTCATGCGCAACGATGGTGCGGTCACCGAGCACATGGGTTATCAAGGCTTTGTGCGGTTTGTGTTTTATCAACCGACCGGCCGCGTGCGACGCTGCACGTTGTTCTTTCATCATGGCGCATGGGGCGGCATCATCACCAAAGGCACCATGGGTGGTGGGCGGTATGCGCAGATCGCGCCGGACGCTGACATCATGATCAACGGCCACAACCACGAACGCAGCATCGTGGCGCACCCGTGCTACCGCATCGCAGAAAACGGTAAGGCATGGATCGAGCAGCGCTGGCATCTGCAGACCGGCACCTACAAACAAGAGTTTGGCGCTACGGGCGGTTGGGCTATTGAGCGCATCGTGATGCCTAAATCGCTCGGTGGCATTTGGATGACGCTGCGGCCACGGGATCGTGGCGGCGTTGACATCACCTGCGAGCCAACGGTATGAGGCAGTACGTCCTAGAGGTTGAGTACACCATTGTCGTCGAATCAGACAACGACGACCCGGAAGCGGTATCAGATGACTTCGTGGCGCGGCTCACTGAGCTAGCGCCGTCCAACGATCACATCCTGGGCTTGTCCGTCCAGGTGCTACCTATCCCTGAGCTTCGTGGATCATCTGATTGATGGCTCAAACCTTATCCCGAAACGCAATGCAAAACATTCATTCAGAAAACAAATATTTGAAGCATGGGGCCATCAATGCGCGTACTGCGGCGTACTGGCTGACACGCTGGACCATGTAAAGCCACGCCATAAAGGTGGCGCTACAGTTGCCAGCAATCTTGTACCGGCGTGCCGGAATTGCAACCGTCGCAAAGGCAGCGAAGAATGGCGTGAATGGTTTAGCCGTCAAGATTCATGGACCGTTGACCGCGTGCTAAAGATTCAGGACTGGTTGATTGATTAAGCATCTGGTGATAAAAGACCATTGCTTGCCAATCTTGCGCATGGTCTCTACACATTCCGTTATAACAAACGCGCCATTTATCGTTGTGTTTTTCTATCGTCGGTTCCAAGGGGTGTACCTGTCAACGGGTTGCTCATTAGCATACGCAGCCGCTTGATGCCACGGCGCTCAAGATCCTGTAATTTGCTTTTGCTGATGTTAAGATCCCGCTCCAGCTCTGCCCAGGTGATAGGTTTGCTGATAAGCCGTGCGCGTAATACTTGCTGCGTGATGTCATCAAGGTATTTGTTAAAGTATTCCATCATCTCCTGTATTTCTTGCCTTGTTTCTTCTTTTGTAAATGCAGGGTCAGCAATCATGTCAACAATTACATTGCTTTCAGTGTCTGCAATATGCGCATCAAGGCTGGTGACGCGGTAAGACTGCTTTAGTAGCATGGATAAATCTTCAACGCCGACGCTGATCTGGTCTGCAATTTCAGTCATCGACGGCGTGCGACCTAGCTCATGACCTAGTTGCTGCGCGACACGGCCAACCTTGAATAGCATTTCATGGACACTGACCGGCAGTTTGATAACCGGGTCATATGTCACCAGCGCTCGTGTAATAGCCTGCCGGATCCACCAGTAGGCATAGGTTGAGAACTTGTAGCCTCTGCTCGGGTCGAACAGGTCAACCGCACGCGACAGGCCGATATTACCCTCTTGGATCAGGTCGATAAACTCAAGCGTCTTATGGCTGCGTTTGTCGTATTTGCGTGCTACATGGACCACAAGCTGCAGGTTGGACTGGATGAACCGCTGCCTGGCGCGGTCACCGCTGCGCAGCTCGCGGCGTTCGTCAGTCGTTAGCGCACGGTCTAGTTGCTTCAGTTCACGCCATCGTTGCACGCGTCTGCCGAGTTGTATTTCTTGCTGCGGTGTCAACAGTGGATATTTAGCGATACTGTTCAGGTAGTCCTTGACATAATCAGCCATGATGAGACCGTTGGTTCACACAATAGAAGCACAGTTCCACGGTGCTGCCAACGCGCAGGTGCTGCGGGAGCTGCATGAACGCGGCGACTGGAATGGGTTGTTGGAGTATGCACTGCTGCTGGCTGAGCAAGAAGCCAGCCAACGATCGCAGATTAAGTGGTTGGCTGGTGAGGCAATGCGTTCATGCAGCGTTGAACCGTGGCATCTGGCTGCGGCTGCTGAACTGCTTGGAGGCCGCGACTAGCTGGTCGTTGTTGTAGCTGCCAGTCAGCGCGTAGCTCAGTGCCGGGCGTTGGCTCATGCGGAAGAATACCATTTGCCCGATCTTCAGCCCTGGATAGATCGGCAGCGGCTGCAACTGCCGGGCATTCTTGAGTTCCAGCGTTAGTGCGCTGCCATGCCAGCCTGGGTCGGCATAGCCGGCGTGCAGGTTCTCATAACCCTCGCGTGCGCGGCTTGACTTTAGGAAGAACAACCCGGCGACATCCTCCGGCATGACGAACGTCTCGATGGTCTGCGCAAGGATGAACTGCCCTGGCACCAACTGATACGGATGCTCGGCGGTGTAGTCCTTGATCGACAGTGGAATCATCTGGTGCGACTCCACCGATTCAAGCATGATCAGATTGCCAAGTCGCAGGTCCAAGCTGGCAGGGTTGATCAGCTCTTGCTGGTGATGCTGCACCATGCCCTGTTCGATCAGGTCGTGGATCTCGGTGTCACAAAGGATCATTGTTGCGGATAGCGATGATGTACTTTTTATTGGACCACTGCAATAGGCAGCGCGGCACCTGCACTTCGGCTGATTGCTGCGTGTACCACCGATGATCGCAGGCCCTGCAGTGGCGACGTCTAACAATAGTGCCATCGTCAAGTTGATTGGTCATGACGATGTATGTCTGCCTAGATGTGCAGCTAGGGCATTGAACTTGAATCGCGGGCATCTTCTAGATCCTGTGCCATGACGGCCGCACTGCGCAGCATGGTGCTGAGCTTAATCGGGCGCATGTTCTTCCAGCAGGCATACCGGATGGCATGACGGAAGCCCATGCTAATGTTGCCGTCGCCTAGCTTGCGAGCAGCTTCGATCTCTTCACGGCTCATGCGGATGTTGACCGTAAAGTTGCGGCCTTTGTTTATTTGACCAGCCATTGCATGTACCAATTGGCTTTGCGCAGTGACTCAGTGCCGCCTTTGTGTTGCTCACGCCAGACATATTTCAGCACGTTACCTTTGCAGTAGCCTTTGAACTCTTCTGGCGTCAGTGCTGCCTGGATAGCTTCGATGCACTCGATGCCGCCTTGCGTGTAATGCGATGGGTGGTTGACTGGGTCGTTCATTGGTGTGAGATGCGAACGGTTGCGATGCCGTCAAGCGGCACGCCTAAGCGGTGCGCAGCGCCAGCACTGAGGTCGATGCTGCTGCAGTCGCAGCGATCGGTCACCGGCACCACCAGCGTGCGGCCTTGATGGCTGACGCGAACACGGGTGCCGCAGCTCAGCCATGGGTGCGCGGCGCTGACGCCCCAGTGCTGGTACGTCTGGCCGCAATAGGTGACGCGGCCATGGAACCAGCCGTCGTAGACCGTGGCGGTAACGGATCTGCTGGGCTGCGCCATGGCGGGTGTTTGTAGCAACAGCAGCAATGCAAGGCGGATCATTGGCCCTCCAGCTCGGCGGCGATGGCGTGCAGCGCGTCGCGGGTCCAGTTGATACCGAGACTGTGCGCTGCATCGGGATGTATTTGCCCTTCCCATTGGGCAGCTAATACCTGATCCGCAGCAGCTCGCAGGGCGGCAGCGATGCGCGGTTTGTGATGCACAGCAACTGGTTGAATAAATCCTGCGTTGTACGCATCTAGCACTGCCTGCGCGGCGGGAGAGAGGTCAGTCATCGAGTTCATCTGATTCTCCGCGCAAAATTGCTAAGTCCGATTTTGTTGCAGCCCTAAGTTGAACTTCGATGCCCAACACAGGGCTACCGACTTCCATTTGATCCATGAGTTCTTCAAGCCAAGCAAGCGCAAAATCTCTTGCTGACATCCATCTAGCGTCGTCGTCATGTGGCAGTATGTACGAGTCGTGCTCGCGACATGGGCCACTGATTTCCCAAACGTATTCGGGGGAGAGGTCAGTCACGGTCGGACTCCTCCTCCATCAGCTCCACCAGCTTGAGGATGTGCTCAGCAAAGGCGACGTGGGTCATGACGGCATGGGTGCCCGGAGGCACCCCATAGCTGTCACGCCACCATGCGTCAAAGGCTGCTTTGATTGATGTGCTGTTCATAAAGCCCCGTGTAGAGTGAGTGCATTGGATGGTCGGGATTATCCCGGCCGTCCTCGTGGTATAAGCGCTCAAGCAGCTCTTGGCGCTCGTTGTCCTGCTTAATGTCAGTCATCAGAACGCAGCCTCTTCTGATTTGGCACGCGGCAGGTACTCGAACCGCTGCACGTTCAGCACATGCTTGCTGCGCTTGGTGCCGGTGTCCTTGTCGTTCCAGTCTTGGCGGCGGATGGCACCGGTCACCATGATGCTGTCGCCTTTCTTGCAGTTGTCGGCGATCATCTGGCCGCCTTTGCCCCAGACTTCTAC